ATATACATACAGTAATGATGTTAAAAAATTTATGGATGAAATTGTAGATATTGACCGAGCCAATGTTTTTACCGAGGCTGATATGGTGGATATTCTTGACAAGATAAGAGCCGAAATAGAGCAAACTACTTCGAGATATTGTCTTAGTAAAGAGCTTTTTACAATAGGACAGATGAAATGGTCAGATAGGCTCATTAAGGAAAGCGAAGTTTTAGAGATTATCGACAAGTACAAGGCAGAAAGTGAGGAATAGTATGATAACTATCATTGCTATGATTATTAGCTATATAGGTGGAGCTATAAGCGGGATAGTAATAGATAAATATAGTCAATCAATAGAGGCAGACAAGACAGAAAGTGAGAAGAATGTACAAATTGATAAGCAGACATTATGGGATAGAGCAGGAACTTCAAATCATATTACTAGAGCAGATGTCAATGTTAGGCCGCCAAAGGATAATTCTGGAACACAAGCATTGAATGAGGGATATACACCAATTGCGAATAAGTACTCATGATGATTGTATTACATGTCCTTATAGATTATATTGCAATACAGATTATTGTGTTTATGAAAATGAAGTAGGTGAATAAATAAATGACACTTAAAGAAAAATTAAAAATTATGGAAACAGAATATGCCTGTATTCTCCGTAATGATGGCGGGAATTGCTCCAGAGAATGTAAAAATTGTGATCTAGTATTGCCAATAGAAGATATTAAATATACATATGAAGATATAATAGCATCGCTTAAATATCTAATTGAGCGAGAAGAAGAAAGAGTTAAGAAAGGACTTGAATAAAAATGGTAAAAACTTGTGGGAAATTAACCGTTAATAAAACTGATGATTATTATGGAGAAATAGTTAAAACACTAGAAAAGGCGGGTTTCATTATAATTAAAGATATAGATTGCACATTTGAAACATATTATCTTATTGCAAAGAAGGTGGACGACGAATGACAATAGAAGAAACTTTAAATAACATTAAACAATTTTATCATTCACTCAATCCCGCCATAACAGATCCTACTTTAATGGAAGCATTTAAAAAGAATATTGAAGTATTAACAATAGAAGTATCAAAACAAAAGATGAAAGAGAACAAGAAAATGGAGGTAGCAAAATGTTAGAAAATTTTAATGAAGCATCAGAAACTATATTTGAGGTAGCAAAGCAGGTATATAATATTCCTAATACCCCCATGTTGCGGGAAGGCATGGATGCAGTAGCCCAGTCTCTTGATGTCATTAACCAGACAATGAATGAAGTTATAGATTATTTTTTAAAAGAATTGGAATATATAAAATCACTTGAAATAGAGAAAATACATAGTGAAGATCCAGTTGCTTCATCTCTTGCCATAATACAGGAAATTAATAAAATTTTGGATGTGGAAGAATGAAATATATTATAATTGGATTTTTAATTCTTTTATATATAATGATAACAGCGTAAGGCGGGACACAACCCGCCTATTTGATTTTTAAAAAAAAATATGTTATAATATTTATAGAAAGTTAAAGAAAGAGGTGTTTAAAAATGAAGCGATATATGGTTTGTTTTACAAATGGACAATTTATTAAACTATCAGCAGATAGTTTAAAAGAAGGCGAAGATAATGATATAGTATTTTTTATTGATGATTTTGATGAAGAAGTTATTGCTGTTTTTAATCGGAACAATATTGCTGGTTGGGTGATGTTAGGGGAAGAATAATATGACAAAAGAAAAATGGGTTTATAAGTTTAAGTTAAAGTATTATGGTCCTGAAGAGGGCAGCATCCACAATCATAGCGGGCTTGTAATTGCTTACAATTTAAGAGATGCTTTCAATAAGTTATACGACACTTATCATGAAATATATGTTGACTCTCTTGATGAAGGAGAAAAAGATTGTTTTGATCTTGAAACTATAAACATTACAGAATATGGCGATATAATGGATGATATTATAGCAGACGAGGAGGATGAATATTATGGCGTTTAAAGAGGGCGAGTGGTTTAAACAGCATGGTTTCAATGAAAACAGAATGACATATATCTATTTTCCAACAGATAGTTATGAAGTAAAGGATCAGTTAAAAGAGGCGGGATTCCGCTTTGAGAAGATTTTACTCTGGCACGCTCCGGAGATCCCCGCCGGTTATGAAGATAAGGTTGTAGAAGTATGGTTTGATGCTATTGGCGTAATGTCTGCATGGCACGAGGGTTTTCTTGGTGAAGCAGCAGAGAAGATAGTTAAAGAACGTATAAGGAAAGCACGCCCGCAGGTTGAAAGTAGAAGTCAGTGGGTAGGCAAAGTTGGCGATAAAATAAATGGAGAATTTAAAATCACCTTTATGAAAGGTGTGAACACTAAATATGGCTTAACTAATCTTGTAAAGTTTGAAGATAAGAAAGGTAATAACTATACTTGGTGGTCTACTGCAAAGTGGGTGGATGATATAGAGGTTGGTGATCTTGTACCGATAACTGGAACCATTAAGGATCATTCTGAATATGAAGGTGTAAAAAGTACAGTAGTAACAAGATGTAGAAGAGGTTAAGTTATAACGGCGGGAAGCTAGGTAGCTCCCGCCAATTTGATTTTTATAAAAAAATATGTTATAATATTCTTATAAGATAAGAAAAGAGGTAATTAATATGTTTGATTTTTTACATCCACAAGGTCCAGAATTTATGGTCATGCAAAGTTCTGAATCAGCAGATACAATAATAGCTTTATTTGCTTCTGCCAGAATACAGGGCTATGAAGATCCATATGAAATAGCAGATAAAGTATTCAGACAGGCGGGAGTCAATCCTAAAGATTTGTTAGAAAATGATAGATTAAAAGTAAATGAAGCAGTAAGTAATTTATGGTCTTAAAGGAGAGTATAAATGGCGTTAAATCTTTATGATTATCTTACAGAACTTGATAATAAAAGAATTGAAAATTATATAAAAACTTGGGGTGTATCAGATTATATCGGTAACGATATTTATCTCTCTCATTGGCGAGACTCGAATAAAAAACTTTTTAGATTGTTAGGCGGGAATCTCATTTATTCTATTCCGGTGTCGATAGAGAAAAATAAAGAGAACATTAAAGATGATATTGCAAATTTTATAGATAATAGTGCTTTTTATAGTAAGATAGTAGATATGTTCTATGAAGATTATGCAAAGAATAATTATAAAGATACTGAAAAATGGATTAGTTTATTTTATGCCAGTTATTTATTAGATAATAAAATTGATAAAGATTTTATAATTAGATCAGGTTCAGAGCATTTAAAAATTCAAAAAGGAACAAAGACTATTAAAGCAATAAAGAAAATTATTGACTTTAAATATCCAGAAGATAAAGAAATACATGATTTATTTGAGGAATTTAGATTAGAGCATTCCCGCATTTTGAATGATAAATTTCTTAAAGGTGATTTATGTTTTTCAATTCATCCTCTTGATTTTTTAACTATGAGTGACAATAATTCTAATTGGTCATCTTGTATGAGCTGGCAGGACGGGGGATGCTATCACACTGGAACAGTAGAAATGATGAACTCTAATGTCGTTATTTGTGTTTATCTTAAATCTAATAAAGATTTTTATTTTGATAAATCAAAAACAGAAGAGTGCGCATGGAATAATAAAAAATGGCGGCAGCTATTTTACTGTAATAAAGATATTATAGTTGGCGGGAAAGCATACCCTTATTACAATAAAGAACTTACTTTTAAAGCATTAGAAACTCTTAGAGATCTTGCTCGTGTTAATTGGAATCAAGAATATAAATATGGCATTGAACGTTATAAGGATATGATACATATTAATGATTTATTTAAAATGACAAAAAATCATTATTGGGTTACGTCTGGCGATACTAAAAAACATAATATTATTTTTGAAACTAATGCCATGTATAATGATATGCTTAATGATAAAATTACTGCTTATTGGTGTGTTAGAAATAAAGTTAAGAAAAACGTAATAATAAATCTTTCTGGTAAAGTAAGGTGTGCAAAATGTGGAAGTGATAAAGTTGTAGAAAGAATAGATTATAATTACCCGGGAGATTATTACGAAGAAGAATTAACAGAAGATGATGAATTCGATTATAATAGTCGTTTTTCTGGCGTTAAAAGGATAATATGTGTAGACTGTTATAGGAATCGACTTTGTGAAAACTGCTTTAGCGATAATAGAATTTATCCTACGGTCAAGATTAATGTTAGTAGATATAATTTATATAACATTAAAAAATCGTTCTCTTTGTGTAAAAATTGTTTTACACAATATTTAAAAATATGTCCAGAATGTAACAAACCTTTTCTACAAGGATCATCTGAGAAAAAAATATATAAATTTTCAAAAGATATAGATATGAAAAAAATTGACGCTCATATATTCTCTAAACCCGCCGAAGGTATTACTGAATTACATGTATGCCCTCAATGTTATAATAATGATGGAGTACTAAAAACTGAAGATCATTATGTAAATGAATACTTTAAAATTAAAATTTTAAAAAATTCTGAGGGCATAAGTGACTATAATAAATATTTAAAAGAAAATCTTATAGGCTTTACAGATGAAGATTTTGAATCTTTGTACAAAGGGCTAATAACCGAAGAAGAATTAATTAAACAAAAAATAAATTGACTTTTTAAAAAAAATATGTTATAATATTTATAGAAATTGAGAAAGAAATAAAAAAATAGAATTAAAAAAATCTTGACTTCTTTAAAAAAATATGTTATAATATTTATAGAAAGTAAGGAAAGAAAAAGAAAACAGTAAACAGAGAGTAGAAAAAGGAGAAAAATTATATGAAGAACATGATTACAAAAGCTATGGTACTTAAGGCACTTGCAGGTTATTTTTCGGCAGAGCAGTATGATGCAGACGAGGTTTTGGCAACAAATGGTGAAGTTAATGTTACTGCGGGAGATGTAGTTGCTTACTGCGCAAAGACTCTTGAGCAGATGGAGGCTAAAGCGGTAAAGGCTAAGACCTATAACACCAAGCGTAAGGCGGAAGGCGATGCATTTAGAGAGCGGGTTCTCGGTTTTGTCACCGCTGAGTTCCAGACTCGTGATCAGATTTTTGCTAATTTCGCAGACGAGGAAGATATAACCATTGCAAAGGTTGGCGCCCGCCTTAGTCAGCTTGTTAAGGAAGGCAAGGTAGTTAAGGAAGAGGCTAAGGACGTGCTTGGTAAGACTAAGGTTCATTATAAACTGGCTTGATAAATAAATTTAATAATATATGATTAATGAAGGGTCTCAAAATGAGATCCTTCATTGACTTTCCCAAAAAAATATGTTATAATTATTATATAAAATAGAAAAGGAGTGTTGTTATTTGAAATATGCTTTAAAATATTTCAGTACGTCTAAGAAAATGGCGGAAGCTGATGAAATTATAATCGCATATAATAAAAAATCTGAAAATTTAGGCTGGTTCATAGAAACTTATTGCCAGCAGAATCAAAGATTGGTTATTGATTACAATTTAAATAAAGTTATTAGATCCATATTAAAAGAAACTGAAGATGGAAATTTTAATTTTACTGAAAATGAAGTATTGGAACTTATTAACTGTGAAGTTAATAAAATTGCAGAAGTTAATGAAAAATATGAAAATGATATAGCAGTAAAATTAGTTAATCCCGCCTACAACTACTATGATTCATTTGCTTCATTACTTAAAGAAAAAGAAATTCCTTTTTTCTTTGATATTAGTCCTAATAGTTTTTCAGAAGTAAATACGTTAATAAAAATGGGTGTAAGTGATATTTATATTTGTAATGAACTCGCTTTTCAAATAACTGAAGTATCAAAGTTGATACATGCCGCAAATATAAATATAAGAGTACATCCAAATGTTGCTCAGCTTTCAGGTTTAAATTCTTTAATTGAACAAGAGTCATTAAAACAATTTTTCATTAGACCAGAAGATCTTGAACTATATGGAAAATATGCTGATATAGTTGAATTTTTTGGGACAATAGATAAACAAGATGTATTAATGGATATATATAAAGATGGATATTGGATGGGTGATCTTAATAATTTAATTATTGGTTTTGATGAATCCATAAACTGTATGAATTTAATGCCAGATTTTGGTTTTTATAGATTGGGATGCGGGCACCGCTGTGATTTAGGAAAATGTAATTATTGTGATATATCTAAATCACTTGCTAAAGAATTAAAAAATAAAGATATTTATATTAAAAAGGAAAAGAAAAAATATGAATATAAAACTGATGAAAACGATACTTACAATGGATACCCAGAAGCTATTTGATTATCTTCATTTATTTTTAAGATCTAAATATCCAGAAGAAGATATTATAATTAGCGATACTAAGCAATGGATGTTCGTGAGAGGTAATGGAGAGCCTGTCTTACTTTGCGCACATTTAGATACAGTTTTTGCAAACCCGCCTATCAATATTTTTGTAGATAAAGAACAAGAGGTTATGTGGGCTCCCGCCGGTTTAGGTTCAGATGATCGTGCGGGAGTGTATGCAATATTGGATATCTTAATGAGCGGGTGTTGTCCTTCTGTTTTATTTACAACAGGAGAAGAAGATGGGTGCTTGGGTACTTTTGATTTATTAAAATATTTTCCAAACAATCCGTTTGATAATATTAAAATGATAATCCAATTAGATAGAAAAGAGCAAAGAGAAGCTGTATATTATAGTTGTGAAAATAAAAATTTTGAAAATTGGATTTCATCTTTTGGTTTTTGTACTGATCAGGGTACTTTTACAGATATAGCTTTCATCTGTCCTAATTGGGGTATCGCGGGTGTAAATTTAAGTGTAGGATATTTTAATGAGCATACTAAGCAAGAATATTTAAGATATAATTATTTATTAGATACAATAGAAAGAGTTAAAAGAATATTATATTCTTCAACATCTAAACGGATTCCTAAATTTAAGTATATACCAAATGAAAACGCTAAATTTTATCAAAGAAGTTTTTTAGTTTCGACTTGTGATAATTGCGGACGTCAATTAGAAGGACCAGATATGTATTGCATAAAAGGTGCAGCATATGATTACTTTTTTTGTAAAGAATGTTATAATAAAATTGGAATAAAAGAGCCTACTTGATTTTTATAAAAAAATATGTTATAATATTTATAGAAAGTTAAGAAAGGAGAAAACAAATGGGTCTTGACAATGGAATAGAACTAAAAGCAAAAACTTCAAGAGGTATTAAGTATTTAGCTGAAAATCATGATTTTTATTTTTATAATGATGATGACGATATTGGCTATTGGAGAAAATGCTGGAATATAAGAAGAAAGATTCTTAACGCTTTTAATGATAAAGATTATGATGGTAGCGGTGGTTATATTAATTTAACTTCTGTTAAGGATCTTGTCAATATGGCGGAAACTCTTAAATATTTTCTTCATGAAGAAAACTGGGATAAGGATGGATCATCTATTTGGGATTGGTATATAGTTCTCCCTTCTATTGCAGAAGCTATTAAAAAGTTAAGGTATCTTATAGAAGATATAGAAAATGAAGATATTTCAATAGATGACCTTAACATTTATTTCTATGATTCATATTGATTTTATTTGACAATTTTAAAAAAATATGTTATAATATTTTTAAAAAGTTGAAAAGGGGAAAAGAAATGAAAGTTTTTATATATGCAACAGAAGGAATATATCAGGGACTTCATGGAATATCTAATCAGTGCGTTGTTGAAATAAAAGATATAAAAGAAGCAGATGAGATCGGTCAAGAAATGGCTGAAAGTCTTATCTGGGAATATGGTTTAGAAGGTGAATACGAGGACGATGATGCATACATGTTTGATTCGGAATTTAATTGGAATATTTATAAAATCCGTGATAACGTGACTGAGTCTGTTAAGGAATTAGATAACATTGCTTGTAGAGAAGGACATGAAATTTTTATTGAGGAATATTGTGAAGAGGAGGAGCTTAATTAATGGCACGTGGAGCTGACGAGAAAGAAGAAGTAACTCAGAAGATACTTGAAACATTTTCAAATAGTTTTATCTATGGAAAAGAAATAAGGATTCCTATAAATGATGTACAGATTAAGGTTACTTTAACCTGTGCAAAGGAAAATGTCGAGGCGGGAGCCGGTGCAGGAGTCCCCGCCGCAGGATCTCAGAATGTATTCGATAGTTACAATACAGAACCTATACAGGCAACTGAGGAAGAAAAGCAGTTAGTTAATAGTCTTATAGCAACACTGGGTCTATAAAATGCAAAAATTAGTTAAGTTTTCAGAATGGCAAGACATGTCAGGCAACTGGCATGTAGCCTACACTGATTCATTCAAAGAGAATATAGATAATTTTGTGATTCCCGCAAGAATTATGGGAATGAGTTTGGACAAATATTATAAATGGGTTATAGATAATTTTGATCCTATAATACACATTTATAATGACAAAGGATTAATTATATTTTCTTGGACGAATTATAGTAAAGCACATAGTTTACTTTTAAGACTTAATCGTGAAGCACGAAGTAAAAATTTTTTAATTTGACTTTTTTAAAAAAATATGATATAATATTTATATAAGATAAAGAAATGCAAAAGCATAAGATTTATAATTCACGGTAAAGCGAAAAGCAGTTGAGCTAAACATACTGTGCCGAGGTTTGGAAGCATCCGCCGAAAATAAAAACTTCAAAAAATTTGACAAATTTAAAAAAATATGTTATAATATTTATAGAAAGTTAAGAAAAAAGAATTTTTTAGGAGAGTAACCTAGCGGCGAGGGTAGGGGTCTGTAAAACCCTGACAGAGAAACATCGTTGGTTCGAGTCCAACCTCTCCTATCTGCTCTCGTAGGAAAGTGGTTTAATCCGTCTGACTGTCTATCAGAAGATCGCGGGTTCGAATCCCGCCGGGAGCGTTCAAAAGAAAAAATTTGACAAATTTAAAAAAATATGTTATAATATTTTTAGAAAGTTAAAAAAGAAATAACAATGTAAACTCAAATAGATTTCCGGAAAAATTATTTGAGAGATTCCCGCCATGGAGAATGGTAGTCGAAATGCAGGTACTATAGTCAGAGTCGTGGGCGCGCCAAAGGCTAAAATATTGTAGTGCGATTTAGTGAAAAGGGATGAAGTTATTTCTATGGGGCTTGGGACTGCAAGGGGTGGTCACCTCTCCTGCAAAGAGGAAAAACAGCCGAGTTCGATTCTCGGAAGCTCCATTAGACTCTGATGAGTCATTCTAGCAATTTAGAAGGAGTAGATTGCGAGATGCTTCTTCGCCCCCTATCTCTCTCGCAAGAGTAGGGTTTGACTATGTACATAGTTAGCATTATGGTGTAATGGTAGCACGACGCCGGGGGAAAGGCAGAGGTCTAGGTTCGAATCCTAAGTAATGCAAGCTCCGGGCATTAACCGGCAACGTCAAAACAGGGTTTTGGTACTGTTATGGTACATTTTTCTGGTGGCAGCCGACGTTGTAAAAATAAACAGGCAGAGAAAAATGATTATTTATTTATTTATTTGTAATGGCGGATAGACAAGTATTAAAAGTCGTGAAGAGAATAAAGCCCGTACGGTGGGAAGCAGTGGGGAGACACCACAGTGAGCGGCGGTGGACGGACAGAGCCTATATAGTAGACACAAATCCGCGTAAGCTACTCCAGTTACTATTCGTTGAACCCATCAGGGATGCGGGAGATTGAAACTGCTCCCTCCGCCAAAAAGTTGAAAGAATATTGGACTGTTGGCTTAGAAGCAGCCATCAGCTAAAGAGTAGGACGAACCTCTACTAAATGCGAAAAGCAGATAGATATCCAACACGTGGGTCAAAGAGTGTTGACAGTGAGGTATCAAGCTGTGATGTATTAGTAGATAAAAGGGGATAGTAAAACGTCACCCCGTAACTGGTAAGGACGAATTTCCTTTTGGCGTAACAGCACACCAATATTCCTTGTGGGTGTAGCTTAGTTGGTAAAGCACGCGACTTTTAATCGCGGTACCCCGGGTTCAAGTCCCGGCACCCACATTGAAGATCCACATTTGACAACTTAAAAAAAATATGTTATAATATTTTTAGAAAGTTAAAAAAGCACATTGAAAATTAAACATTGAATTATTTCATTATTGACCTCGATGAAGAACGCATGAACAACGTGTCGAGATGCCATGGATAATAAGTATTGCTTCTCAGGGATACCTTTGAAGATGTGCTTTGAAATTAGGGTGACTTAATTTCAGAAGAAGTTAAATGACTTCAACATTAAGTGGTAGTGCTCAAGAGTATCGGTTCAAAATGCAGAGAACTTGTGGTGAGAGTAATAGATGCTACTCAAAAGGTAGAAGAACCCTGATGCCTACGGTCTGATAAACCGTAAGGAGAGAAGTAAGGGAAAATCAAATAATCTCATTTGTCGTGAAGCCCTGAAAAAGGTGTATAACACAAGTCGCTCATCCGAGTAGCTTAAGACAGTTTGTGAAAATTCTATTCAAATATGAGGAGAACATATTTTAATGTTGATAACAAGCTGAATGTTCGGTGAAAGGTGCGGGTGATCAGTCCCGTATGAGATTAGTGGCGGTTTACCGCTGGGTTGAAAAGTCTTAGGTCGACGGACCTATGGCTCAGCTTCAACTCCTCATTGGCAGAATATTGGACAAGATATGGAGAGTAAGGTGAAGACCTCAAATAATGAAATAATTCAGTGTTTAATTACACTATTGAGATTACACATAAACATATTCCCTGAGGAGAAAACCTCATTAAAAGAACCGTGTTTCCATTCGGGATTGATTACACGTGTACAAATAAAGCAATCCCGCATATGGCGAATTCGTCTAGCGGTCAAGGATATATGGTTCTCAGCCATATGACAGAGGTTCGAATCCTCTCTTCGTCATTAATAGAATTATTTTTTTATAAAGGAGAATAGAATATGGCTTATATTTATAAAATAACTAATTCTATTAATAATAAAGTTTATATTGGTAAAACTTCAAAAACTATTGAAGAAAGATTTAAAGAACACATTTTAGATAGTAAAAGAGAAAGATGTGAAAAAAGACCTTTATATAATGCTTTTATTAAATATGGAATAGAAAATTTTTTTGTTGAGGAAATAGAAAAAGTTCCTACTGATGAAAAAGCTAGTGAAAGAGAAATATATTGGATAGAATATTATCGTTCTTATGTTGGATTTGAAGACTGTAAAGGTTATAATGCCACTTTAGGCGGAGATAGCAAAAGATATTATGATTATAATAAAATAGCTAAAAAATATTTAGAATTACAAAATGAAAAAGAAACTGCAAAATTTTTTAATTGTGATATACAAACTGTAAAAAATGCTTGTATGGAAAATAATATTGAAATGCTTCCTCGAATTGAAGTTATTAAACAAAAAACTTCAAAAAGAGTAGCTAAGTTAGATAAAGATACGTTAGAAATATTAAAAATCTATGATAGTATTTCAAATGCTTTTAGAGATTTAGGACATCCAAAAACAGGCGGAATAAGTAACGTTTGTAAAGGTAAATCTCATACATACCTAGGCTACAAATGGAAGTATATAGAAGATTAAATATTATAAAATTGATATTTACTAATGTTTTGTTTACCTCTTTTCTTAAACTGCGGTGGAAACGCCGCTAACGCCTGATCGTCTAACTGGTCTAGGATAGGAGCCTTTCACGCTCCAGATGCGAGTTCGAGCCTCGCTCAGGTGACTCAATTAAACAATGCTAAAGACTTAGGTACGAGGTTGCAAACTCTCCTAAGACAGTCCCAGCAGATATAGACTGCTTTGGGTATATTCCAAATAAAAAAGTGGGGCTAGTGTGCACAAAAAACAGCAGGATAGAATAAAGTAGCACCTGCGAAAAGGAAGACGGCATTGTTTAATTTAAAGTCGGTCCAGATACCAAAAGAACTGATCTAACGACTTAAAATAAGAAAGCAAAGATGCGGGGATAGTTACCTAAAACTTTAATATTGCGGGGTAGAGGAGTGGCTCCTTGCTACGCTCATAACGTAGAGACGTGGGTTCGAATCCCACCCGCCGCTATGTCAAAACCTAGAATTGGATATATATTGAACGAAAGATGTTTAGAGTCTTTCAGCAGGAGCGGTACCTGTATCAATCCTGTGCTTATTATTTACCTCATGCGGAAATCATTTCTTTTGCCCCCTTTCAAAATGATTTCCGCATTTTAACCCTTAAATACTTATCATGGAGGATAAGAGGAAGGAGTAAAGTATGGCAATAAGAATATCAGGTCTAGCGTCAGGGATGGACACAGAGGCTATGGTATCAGATTTGGTTAAAGCCTATAAAACAAAAGGTGATAACTATACTAAAAACCATACAAAAGAAGAGTGGAAGCAAGAAGCTTGGAATGACTTAAATAAAAAGATTAAAACTTTTAATTCTAAGTATATTGCTAATATGCAGTATTCTAGTTATTATAACAAAAGAAGTACAACTGTTAGTGACTCTTCTAAAGCATCTGTAATTGCATCTGATGGCGCTGTCACAGGAAGTCAAACTTTAGAAGTTAAAGAATTAGCAAAAACTGCATACTTAACGGGGAGTAAGATTTCAGCAGCAAGCACTGATACAACTTTAGAATCTTTAGGTTATGAAAGTTCTGGAAAAATATTTATCAATAGAGAGAATAAAGAGCCACTTGAATTTGATATAACAAAAGATACTAAAATTAGTGATGTAGTTAATTATTTACAGAGTGCGGGATTCAATGCTTCATTTGATACAAAAAATCAAAGATTTTTTGTAAGTTCTAAAGAATCTGGAACAGAATATGATTTTAACTTTGACGGCGATCGCGCTGCGCTTAAGGCTCTAGGATTATTAATGGATGACGGAGCTGTAAAGATTGACGGACGGGATGCAAAAATTAATCTTAATGGAGCAGAATTTACTTCTAATTCTAATACATTTAAAATTAATGGATTAACGATTACCGCAAAGGGATTAACATCTGATCCTGTAAATATTAATACTGATGCTGATTATAGCGGAGTATATAACAGTATTAAATCTTTTATTAAAGATTATAATGATTTAATAAAAGAAATGGATAAGTTATATAACGCTCCCGCAAATAAGGGGTATAGCCCATTAACTGATGCTGAAAAAGAAGTTCTTTCAGATAAAGAAGTTGAAAAATGGGAAGCAAAAGTAAAAGAAGCATTAATGCGGAAAGACAATAACTTAGCTTCTATTGCTAATGCTTATAAAAATGGAATGTTACAGACTTATAGTGTAAATGGTAAATCTTATAGTTTAGCTTCATTAGGTATTTCCACAGGAAACTATTTTACCACATCTTCTGAAGATAGAAATGTATTACACATTGATGGAGATGAAGATGATCCAGAGTCTGCGGGAAGCACGGATCGACTGAAAGCAGCTATTGCAGCAGATCCTGAAGGGGTTACGGGTTTCTTTACACAGCTTTCAAAGAATTTATATGAGAAATTAAATTCAATGAGTAAGAGTTCTTCTACTAGGTCATTTGGTAGTTTTTTTGATGATAAAGCATTGAAGCAGTCTATTGCAAAATCAAAAGAAAAAATAGATAGTTGGGATAAACATGTAAAAGAAGTTGAAGATAGATATTATAAGCAATTTAGTAAAATGGAATCTATGCTTACAAAGCTAAATTCACAGCAAAGTTATATTAGTAATATGTTCGCAATTTGACTTTTTTAAAATAATATGTTATAATATTTATAGAAAGTTGAAAGGGAGCATTTTTCAAAAGGAAAACACAAACTTGACAAATTAAAAAAAATATGATATAATATATATAGAAAAGTTGAAAAGAAAGTTAATGGGAGCCGGGCAGAGGTTCACCGGTTCCCGCCGAGCAGGGTTGATGTAATGGTAGCTTGCCTCTCTGATACGGAGGTCGCGGTAGTCCGATTCTACCACCCTGTATTTGTCCGACAAGGACTCGACCATGTGGTAGGTCGTAAAACTAACCTCCTCGAGACCGGAGCTGATAGGGGTCTGACCTGTACTGTGTGGAAAACCACACTCTGCAGTGAGGGAAAGCAAACCGGGGTCCTCCCTGAAGGACAAATAGTCAGGCGCTAGCATGCAGTAGTTATTGCCATGCCCCAGACATTTTTAAGAAGATTTAAATGCTGGGTTATCAATAAGAAATCTTCTTCAGAATTAAGGCTACTGAGACAGTCCTATTGATCGCGATTGCGGGGTTTGGGTGGTTTGCCTCGAAATGACAAAAATCACAAGTAAGTAAATGCTAGGTGAGGTCGTGCGGCTAACAGGTTGGAGGTCGACATCCACAGCTGGTCTTGCGGGGAGCAAGGTCGAGCGCTCACCGAAGTCTCCCCTAATTTATAGTTCGTTAGTCACTTACAAGGCTATCAGGGTCTGGTATATGCCCTAGAATATCACGAATTGATATATACTTTTTATAGCGGTTAGGTTCTGAAGATCAGATAAATCCTTGTAGAAAGAGGTAGAATAATATTCTAGGTACATTCTGCAACTCTTCCCGCTATCTTGGGGTGTAGCCTAGCGGTTAGGCACTAGTTTTGGGAACTAGGTCAGGCAGGTCCGACTCCTGTCACTCCAATTTAGTCCCCGTAGTTCAATGGACAGAACACTGGACTTCTAATCCAGATATAGGGGTCCGACTCCCTTCGGGGACATTAAGAAAGAGGTGAATATTTTTGAAAGTAGAACTTGAAATTGAAGATTTAAAAACTACAATAGATGGATTAAATAACGCTTATGTAGCATTGAATGATATAAGAACAGGATTTCTTCTTGGTCTTGAAACACCTGAAAAATTTAATTTTTTAAAAAGTACTACTTTAGATGGTTTAACTGAAAAAATAGATCCAAGATTATCAGCAGTAAGAGATTTATATAATCAATTAGTTAAATATGAATAATGCCTTCTTCGTCCAGCGGCAGGACTCGGGCCTTGTAAACCCGGTACCTAGGTTCAAATCCTAGAGAAGGCATCATGTGGGTATAGTATAAAGGCTATTATTGGCGGCTTCCACCCGCCGGATGTGGTTTCGAGATCCACTACCCACTCTTAGGTTATGATAAAGCCTGTAACCAAAATTTTATCCGCCAAGGAAGCGACAGTACTTTGACGTTTCTCTTTTAAAAGAGTAAAAAGAGCGTTAGCTAGACACGAGAGCACTAGCCCACTAAAGGTGTCACCCTTGAGATAAAAAAAGACCGGTGTAAGGTTAGAACATCGTTAAGAGAGTGGTTCTCTCTAAACTCCAACCTTATGGGGGTATCGCTAAGTGGTTTAGCACGCGGCTGTTAACCGCGCTACCTAGGTTCAATTCCTAGTACCCCCGCTATAAGCTAAGAGGAGATAAATATGAAAATATATAAAGAGCTAAAAAGTTGTAATGATTTAGATTGTAATAATTATACATATTTTTATGATAGTCCAGATAGCTTTGATATGGATGTAACTTATTATTGCGATCATCCTGACATGAGATATGCTGAAAGAGAACAAAAGAGATTAGGTAGTAAACCTAATTTTTGTAAAGAATGTCCAATGCTATCAAAAATGTTTGAAAAGAAGATAGACAATGATGAATTTAGTATATTGATTGAATAATAATTTTATTTAGATAAATATTAAAGATAATAAAAATGCTATGAATCAATCTAATATAAAAGGAGATTCGGTAGAATTACAATGTATTCTTGATTTTCAAAAAAGAGGATATTATTGTAGTTTACCGTTTAGTGGGAGTTGTCATTATGACGTTGTAGTTGATATAAATAATTATTTATATCGTATTCAGTGTAAAGCATCTACTTATCATGTAGATGAAGGTGTGCTAAGAGTTCACACTTCACGACAAAGTAGTTCCGATGGGAAGGCTTATGCTTATACAGAAGATGAAATAGATTATTTTTATACTTGCTGGGAAAATTATGGCTTTTTAATTCCTATAAAAGATGCTTTAACTGCTACTAAATGTTTAAGAATTAAACAACCTAAAAAAGGTGTTCAAAAGACAATGGGAATTGCTTCTGATTATCTTTTGGATAAAGTTTTAATAAGTATTCTTTCTAATAAACAAATTGATAAATATATTGATAATCGTTTTATGATTACTTTAAATGGAGAAAAGAAAATTATAAATACAAAAGATTATGAAGATTATCAATTAAAACGAATAAAGGAGAGTATATCTAAAGGCGGGTTAGCATATGGACAAAAATGGGAATGTCTAAAATTTCCTGCTTTATAAAATATTTATCTAAATAAAAATAAGTTCAGGACTTTTATTAATTTTAATAAAAGTCTTTTTTTATTTATATTTTATTTATAAAAAATTTTTTGGTCTTTTTTGTAAAAAGAATAAAAAATAGAATTAATATATATTTGTAAGAGGTAATAAAGTCAAAATATAGAGAAAGGATAAAGGACTCAATATGAATGGAACAAGTGCTTATCTTCTTTCTAAAAAATATATAGTTGAAACAGCTAAACAATTTGGCGGTTTAAAGGGTGCTAGTTGTGAAATAGAGTCTACAGAAGTAATAGATAATAATTATATTATCAATTTTGTTTGGGAAAATAAATCTGGAGAAACAGAAAGAACTCAACTAGTTATTCCAATGCCATTAGCATCCTCTAATTGTTCCATTTGGAAAAAAGATACTGATTATATAAAAGATGATATAGTTTTCTATAATTCTGGTGTGTACTTATGTAAAATACCGAATAATAGAACTTCTTTTAATAAAAATGATTGGTCTCTTATAGGAACTTTGAGTGGCGGTGATGAACCTATATATTTTGATTTTGAAGATGTAGATATTGATTTTTCTACAGAATGGTAGTAAAAAAATTAAGAAAGAAAGGACAATTTAATATGAGTAAAGTAATTGATAAAGAGTATTTGCTTCAGCAATTAAAGGGTTATGATTCTAATATTGCAGAAGAAAAATATCTTAAAAAAGAAGATGAATCTATTAAGTCAGTTAAAGTAAATGGCTCTGCTTTAACTCCAGATAATGCAAAAGCTGTTGATGTAGATATTCCTATTACAGAAGTTCAGGTTAATGGCGTTGCTTTAACCCCTTCTGAAAGAGCAGTTAATGTTGTTATTCCTGCAGCAACTCAATATAAAATTGTAGAAGCAGAAACAGCAGACACAGGATATCTTAAGACATATAAGTTACAGGCTAACACGGATGCTTCTGGTGCCTATGTTGATGTATCTGGCGCAGCTAATATCAATATTCCGAAAGATTTCCTTGTAAAAAGTGCTACTCTTGAAACTGTTGCGACAGCTGATAGTCCTGTTACAGGTTACGCTGTTGGCGATAAGTATATTGATTTTGTAATTAACACTAAAGACACTGCTGAAGGTTCTGCAGTTGATTCGCATATCTATCTTAATGTTAAAGATCTTTTTAATCCATACACAAATGGTAATGGTATAGAACTTACGGGTAACGCTTTTTCAGCAAAAGCTGCTAATGGTATTGAAGTTACTTCTTCAGGTATTGGAGTAAAATTAGCTTCAAATAGTGGTCTTGTTGTTGATACAAATGGACTTAAAGTTGATTTTGAGTCTACAGATATTGATTTTAGTACAGAATGGTCTGCTTAATTAAGAATAATTAAAAATTATAAAGGGAAATATATTTTTATTAATATATTTCCCTTTATTCTTAGAAATAAATAAGGAGAGGATTAAATATAAATGAGCAAAAAAGCTATAGATAAGGAATATCTCCTTAATCAATTACAAAATTTTGAAAGCAACATTCTTGATCCAAAATATTTAGATGAAAGTGATATTGAACCTTTATCTACTGCGGATGTTGAAGCTATTAAAGCCAAATTTAATCCTACAACTTATGTTGTTCCAGGAGCTAGTCCTACTACTTCTGGTTTAATGACGCCCGCAGATAAAATTAAATTAAACAATATTTCTAATAATGCAAACAATGTATTATTTGGTCAAGAATTGAATGATGGTACCTTAATAGGTACTTTAACAATAGATGGCGTAGATAATAATTTATATGCACCCGCCTCATTATCGGAATCAGATATAACAGAAATGGGATTTACTAAAAATACTGGTACTGTTACAGGTATTACAATGAATGGAACATCTAAAACCGTAACAGGTGGTGTAGTAGATCTTGGAACTGTTATTACTGAACATCAAGATATTAGCGGTAAAGTAGATAAAAATGGTACTGATTCATTGATGACAGCAGCTGAACATATAAAACTTGCGGGAATTGCTACTGGAGCTGATGTTAATGTTCAGTCAGACTGGAATCAGACCACAACTACAGCAGATGATTTTATTAAAAATAAACCTACTTTAGGTACAGCTGCAGCTAAGGATGTACCGTCAAGCGGGAATGCATCTACTACTCAGGTAGTAATGGGAAATGACTCTAGACTTACTGATTCAAGAAATGCTAAAGATGTTTCTGCTTGGGCGAAAGCATCTACAAAACCTACATATACTGCATCAGAAGTTGGCGCAATTGCAACATCTGCAAAAGGTGCGGCTTCAGGTGTTGCGGAGCTTGATGCTAATGGTAAAGTTCCTTCAAGTCAGTTACCTTCTTACGTAGATGATGTTATAGAAGGTTATTATTATAATAATAAATTTTATAAAGAATCTTCTCATACTACAGAAATAACAGGCGAATCTGGTAAGATATATACAGATCTTTCTTCAGATAAAACTTATAGATGGAGTGGAACAGCTTTTACTCAAATTAAAGGTGATTTAGCTCTTGGTGAAACTTCATCTACTGCTTATAGAGGCGATAAAGGTAAAGCTGCATATGATCATGCTTCAGCTAAAGGTTCTGCATTCTCTAGTGGTTTGTATAAAATTACAACTAATGCCGAGGGGCATGTGACCGCCGCCTCCGCAGTTGTAAAGTCTGATATTACAGGTTTAGGGATACCGGGAAGTTTACTTCCTTCTGGTGGTACAAAAGATCAAATTCTTGTAAAGCAATCAAATACTAACGATGATGCAAATTGGGAAACTGTTGAAGCTTTAAGTAATTCAGATATAGAAGCAATTAAAGCAAAGTTTAGTCCAAATTATTCTGAATTACCTACGGCTACAATTGGTGCTGCTGGTCTTATGAGTGCAGCAGATAAAGCTAAATTAAATAGTATAGAAACTAACGCAGAAGCAAATATTCAAGTAGATTGGAATCAAACATCTAGTACTGCTAAAGATTTTATAAAAAACAAACCTACTATTCCTGATGCAATAGCTGTTAAAGGTGATGCTGAATCAACATATCGTGTTGGTAATGTAAATATTACTAAAGCTAATATAGGGCTTAGTAATGTAGGTAATTTTAAAGCAGTTTCAACAGTAGCTTCCCAGGGTCTTACTGATGCTGAAAAAAGTAATGCAAGAACTAATATAGGAGCGGGTACTTCAAGTTTTAGTGGTAATTATAATGACTTAAGTAACAAGCCTACTATACCTACTGTAAATAATGCTACACTTACTATTCAGAAAAATGGTACAAATGTAAAAACATTTACGGCTAATGCTTCTACTGATGTTACAGCTAACATTACGGTTCCTACTAAAGTTAGTGAGTTAACTAATGATAGTGGTTTTACTACTAATACCGGTACAGTGACACAAGTTAAAATAGGCAGTACAGCATATAATCCTTCTAATGGCATAGTAAGTCTTCCATCTGGAATAGCTATACCCTCTGGAGGATTAACTGGACAAATTTTAAAAAAGAATTCTAATACAGATGGTGATACAGGCTGGGAAACAGTTGAAGCTTTAAGTTCTTCTGATATAGATTCAATAAAATCTAAGTTTCAACCTTCTTATTCTGATTTACCAATAGCTACAATTAGTAATAATGGTTTAATGAGTTCAATAGATAAGAGTAAATTAAATGGTATTGCTGCGGGAGCTGAAATAAATGTTCAGGCAGACTGGAATGTAACGGATAGCTCTAGTGATGCTTTTATAAAAAATAAACCTACTATTCCCGCCGCTCAAGTAAATGCAGATTGGAACGCATCAAGCGGTAAGGCTCAAATTCTTAATAAACCTAGTGTACTTGGAGCTTCTCCAAATGGAGAGGATCCTTCTTTAGTTACCAATGGCGAAAAATATGAGTGGAATCAAAAAGTTCCATTAGAAACATTATATGCTCCAGGTGATATTATAATTTCAGGAATATATGAAGATGACAGATATCCGAGAGTTATTAAAATCTATCAATTAGGTTTTGAAACAGTAGTTGGAAATACGTCAGAAAATGTTGCACAAATAATATCGGCTTTTGATAGTAATACTATATATGGTGAAACAGTATTAGATGCATGGATTACTGATGGTTTCGCTAAAGGTGGAAATTCTTCTTATATGTTATTTTCAAAAGCTATTAATATATCTATTGATACTGATGGTACTCTTGTATTTACTCCAATAAATATAGGTAGTCTTTCTTCGTTACGTTATTTCTTTAATATTAGAATTGTTACTGATCTCAGTTAAAAATAAGGAGGATATTTATGAAACAAATTACTAAAGCACAACTTGAAGATATAGTTGAACATATATCTGATAATATTGGCGGATATATTTATAATTCCGCCGCTCAAAATATTGCTCCTACGGAAGCTACCACTACTACTTCACAAGAGTATAAAGTTGGGGAGCAATTTTATTATAATAAAATTTTATATACTGCTACTGTTCCTATAGCTAACGGCGGTACAATTGTAACAAGTGGGGAAAATAAGAACTGCGAGCCTAGCCCCACTTTGACAAAACAGCTCGCTAACCTCGGTACAGCCTCCACAAAAAACTCCACCTCAGTAGTCACAGATAGTAGTGATTTGGTAGAGAGTGGGGCAGTAAAGGATATAGTGGGGTGGGGGAATAAGAACATCGGTGTTTGGAACAATGTAGCATTGTCAGGCGACACGACAAGTGGTTATAAAATCCAAGCCAATGGTTCATCACTGATTGCACCAATCAAAAACAACACTGATTACACCGTATCAAAAAAAACAACGAGTTTCGGTAACAGATTTAGGATAATCCTGTTTAAGAATGAGCCCAGCACAACCCCTTCTCTTGAAGCAGTGGTTATTACTGATGATGTCACAAGAACCAAAAGCACATTTAATTCGGGTGTTTATAATTATGTGGTGTTTACGTATGATTCAGCCACAGCAATCTCACAGGACACAGCAGAGGCTATGATTGAGTTAGGCAGTGTAAAAACAGCCTACGAACCCTACCATGCAAGCGTAGAAGAATACTGCGCTTCTAAACAGGATGTTAAGGATATTGTGGGGTGGGGGAATAAGAATCTGATTGATGTTGATTCAAGAAACAATAGCAATGTTACATCCACATTGAATGATACAACTCTCACTATCAATACTTCAAATAACACCGACAAATATCCATCGGTTGAATTTAGAAGCGAAAAGTATAAAGCAGGTAAGTATATATTTACGGCAAATGTTGTATCTCTTGATAATGACACAGCAAGAGTTTCTTTCCGGAGACCATCTAACTATACCACTTTAGCTAATAAAATACTTAATAATGGAAATTATACATTTGAAGTTACGTTAGATGAAGATTTCTTTATTTCTATTTTTCCGAGATTCAACAATACTAATACATCATCTGTTGTTATAAAAGATATAATGCTAAGAAAAGCTGATGTTACAGATTCTACTTACGAACCTTATCATGCAAGCGTAGAAGAAAGCAAGGTTGGTTGGGATGAAGCAGAAGGATATGTATTAGGAAAAAACAAATATTCATATCCTTATGGTACACGCCAATTCATTGATGACTCTGGAAATATAAGTGATAGCAATTCTATGTTTTTAACAGGTTTTATACCTGTTACCAAAGACATAGTAGCTTCGTTCAGCGAAAAAGTTGGTTCGGGTTCTACTGTAAGAGTATGTTTATTTGCGGCTGATAAGACATTTATTAAAAGACTTACAAACAGCACGAGTGAGCATACTTTTGAGATAGGCTCAGCTAAATTCATAAGAGTAAATGTTGAAGATAGCTCAATTGCTTACTTTAAAAATTTGATGATACGAGATGTTGGCACATCATCTGATTATGAGCCGTTTGTAGTTCCGAATACAGAATTAACACAAACCAAAGCCGACAACTCCGTAATAGGCACAGTAGAGGATGGCGCAAATCCCACAAAGTCATATGCGGTTGGTGAACATATGGTAAGGGGTGGAAGGTTCTGCACAGTTACTGTTCCTGTAACTACTTCGAGTACATGGGTAGAGGGAAGTAATTATACGAGTGGTGCAGTAGGAGATGTTGTGTATATGCAACTTTTCACAGGTGATAAGAATATTTCTGCAGGTGGGTCAGTAACTTATGATGTTGCCGCATCTGATATTCCGTTTACCAATTACGACATATTAAATGTGTCTTTACGCGCGGGAGGTTCTGGTGCTTATTTATACTGTACTGCACAGTGGATATTTACTACTACAGGTTCACCAATAAGAGTTGTAATTTATAATTCTGACACATCACAGGCAAGAGATTTTAACGTAACCATATTTGTTACATTAAGAGTTAAATAAGGAGGAAAATCTAAATGGAAAAGTATTTTGTAATTTACACAAGCAACGGTAACTTAGCAATCGGGGATATTTCAGAGCATGGTTCAAAGGATGCGGCAATCGCAAAATATTTTGACGTGTGCCATCTTATGTTTGCAGATGCAACGGTTCAGACAGCAAGTGTAGTCATCTTGGACGCATATATGAACCGTGTTGAAAACTACCATCAGGATGTTAACAAGGTGGTACAGGCACAGCCTACTCCCGAGCCGACAGAGGAATAATCAATGAATGGTACATTAACCGCTATTGCTATATTTTTAATGCTCAATCTAATTAACAACACTGTATTAGCGTATTTAATACATAAGGATTTGGAAAGCATTAAATCACATACGGCACAGGCAGAGGGATAATCATGATAATCAAGTATACTTTTAATGATGGTGCTGTTTTAGTTTTACACAATGTCGGCTTATCGGACGATGAATTGGTAGCATTGGAAGAAAAACATGGCAAATGTGTGAAAGTTGCAACAGCACAGCCGACAGAGGAATAAACCCAACACGCTTAGTCTATGCGTACCACGTTGGGTATTTTTGGGGATTTTGCCAAGCCAAAAGTGAAATCAAACACTCTAAAATTTGAGGGGCAAAACAAGCCGTAGACAGGTAGAAGGACAGGGTACGGTAAAATGTTGCCCATCAAGCATGGGGACAGCACCCTTGCGGTGTAACTATTAAGCCTTGTATGTCAAGGATGAATTAGGGTATACGTTTGCGGATGTATACTTGGTGCGAGGGTGACTTCGGTTGCCCTCTAACCAATCAGTAAACTAAACTAATGGAGACTAAGTTCTAGTCTCCATATTTTTTTACTGCATACAGCGAAAGCCATATAAATTACCATACACCGCTCTACTTACATTTTTTTGACATTGTAACTTTTTTATAAAAAATAAAGATTTTTTATTTTTTAAAGGAGATAAAAGGATATGACTGAAACATTAGAGGAGAAAAAAGCCATTATAAAAAATAAAGGCTATGAAATTTTATCTGATTTAGATAAAATTAATTATGACACACAAATAATTATTAGAAATAAAGAAGGATACATAGGACATTTAAGTTATAAAAGTATTAAAAATGGCTCTGAGCCACTTTATTTTTCACTTAAAAATAATAAAGATTTTTTTATTTACAATTTGAACTTATTTTGTTTTTATAATAAATTTAGAGTTAAAGTTTTAGGCTTTGCAGATGAACAAAAATGGGCGGATACTGGTGTAAAATGTCAATGTGAATGTGGAAATATTTTTAAAACATCTTATAGTGCTTTAAAAAGAGGAGAAAAAACACATTGTAATAATTGTTCTACTCCTACAAGTAGCTGGTGTAAAAAAGTAGAACAATTTTTAAATAAAAAACATATTAAATTTACTAAAGAAGTAAAATTTGAAGATTGTAAAGATAAAACTTATTTACCTTTTGATTATCAAATAAATGCAGGGTTAATTGAAGTTGACGGAGAGCAGCATGAAAGTTCTAATAATTATAACTTTACTAAAAATTCTAAAATAAATAATAAACTATATTCTAAACAAAAGAAACATGATATTATGAAAGATAATTACTGTAAAGAACATAATATTAAATTATTAAGAATTAATTATAAAGATATTTTAGATGGAAGTTATGAAAATAAAATTATGAATTTCATTAATCCTAATTATAATATATTAGATGCTTTTAATTTTTAGCGGAGGCGCAGCCTACGGATCAGGTATCTGAGTAACGGATCCTATACCTGATTCCCGCAATCTTTTCAATGAATTTTTATACACGCAAATTCATCATAAATGTCACATAGTAACTTATAAGAAACTTCATATTGTATAAATATACAATATGAAGTTTCTTTTTCTTTTGTTTAAGAGGGGGCAATAATTATGTTAAAAATATTAATGGAAACTGGAATATTATCAATACCTTTTATAATACTATTAATAATTTTCTTATATATATATGATAATGCATACAAAGAAAAGGACGCACAATAATGCGTCCTTTATTAAAATACTAAGTAAAAGAATAATACTTGAAAGTATTTTAGATATGAAATTTTATTTTTACACTTAAATTTTATCAAAAATTTTTTAAAAAGTCAAGTAAATATCTTCTTTACATTACCATATTAAATTTTTTCTCCTTTTTTATTTTTTCTAAAAAAAATTGTAACATATTTTTTTAAAGTTGTCAAATTAAACGATTTTTAATGCATTCCCGCATTGACAAAGCTAAAAAAATATGGTATAATAAACTAAAGAAAATAATAAAGAAGGTGAGATATTTGGCAATAGGAGCCGATGTACTTATTAGTAATGATAATAAAAAAGTAAATGATATGGATATTCTTATTGATAATAATTTAAAAAAAATAACTAAAGCATATGTTCTTAAAAAAGGACAATTATACTTATGGTGGGGCGGAAACACTGCAGTTGGTTTTGTAATATTTGAAAATGGTATATTTGATCACGTACCTGCTGGATTTGATTTAACTGTTTATGTAGAAGATAATAATAATGTAAATAATTTATCTGATAATTTCTTTACAGAATATGCTCTTTGGGTTCATGATTCAAATATTACTACTCCTTGGGAAGTTGTTGCATTAGATATAGATTCTCAATATTATGATTATTCCAATCAATTTGTATATAATTCAATTTATATACCTATTAACAGAATAATAAGTCCTAGTTTTCTTAAAATTATAGCTAGAGGAAATCTTTTAATTGGTGCAGGTTTTGTTGTTGAACATGCTGTTAGTCATCAAAATGTAATAACTCAATATAATGTTTCGCAAGAAGTACTTAATAATGAATTTATTGAATATACTATTGATATTACTTCTAATCCATATATTGACTATATAATAATTAAAACAAATTATGAAGGATCAGAAAATTTATCAATTGATACTTATGATCCAAATGTAATAAGTATAGAAGAAGAATTAGGATATAGTATTGAAACTCCAGTTTATAAAGTTGTTAGAGATAATTCAAATGGATTCATTACATATTCAAACATAGAAAATCCTATAGAAACATTATGTGTTAATGGATATTATGGAATAGAATTTTCTGGACATATAATAAATGCATCTGGATATATGGATGTAAGTAAAATATTAATTAATAAAATATCTGGGAAAAGTAATGTTTACTTTCAAGGACAAAATATTAATTTTGTTTCTCATAGTGGATATACAAGTATGGAAGGATTAATATTTAGTTCCTCTCGTAATCCTTATTCATTTAAAATAACTCAAACAATGAATAATAATGTAATAGATGAGAGAATAATTACAGTAAATACATCAACTAATTTACATGGATTAAATTATTATAACAATTATACTGAACTGTATTATGAATATAATTGGTTAGGTGGTGGTATTGAATCTAAGTCGGGTTATGCTAGTGCCCACCGTCGATCGGAGTCATTAGATTATATTAAAACTCAACAAGGTATGTGGGAATTAAGTTATGCTATTACACTTAACGAACCAAAATCTCTTCAGCAGATTAAAAGAATTGAAGTGATTGGCGGAACTGAAGAGCCTTTAAGAAAAGTATTAATAGTAAAGAATAATAATATAGAAGGAATTACATCTCTTTATATAAATAAAAATGAAGGAATTCTTATGTCAGACAAAGCAACTGCTGACGAGAAGAGAATTTGGGAAGAATTAATACTAGAACAACAAGATGATGTTTATGGAGTTATAGTTCGTTATGGTGATAATGACCAGTCTAGTAATTATGCTGTTTTATATTCTATAAGTCCTTTTAAAATTAAAAGACAATTAGATCCACCATATGATGAACAAAATGCATCTCAACGTATAGATCCGGATCATAATTTTACATTTTATACAATGGGTCTTAGTGGAGGTAATAAAACTACGAGTTTTGGTTCTCCTAAAGTTAATATTATATCTTCAACTTATGAAGATGATTTATATTTTTATCGTAAACTTGCATATTATGTATTAACCGGTACAAAGGAATACATAATAGAATAAATCAAAGTTCTCCACATAACAATTTTATTAAAAAATAAAAATTTGACAAGCATCAAATAATATGATATAATATAATTATAAGAAAAATAGTATAAAAGTATTTAATTCTTGTAAAGAATCAAGTCATATACAATTTTTAGCAAAATTTTAGGGCAAGTCCTTAAAACTTGCCCTAAACAATTTTTATATTACATTGTAAGGTAGTTCTTACCTTATTTCTTATCACATTTCTTATAAAATTCTTTTATTATTCCAAATTTTTTTTATTATTTTAAGGTTTCATAGGGTTATACTATTTTTCTGCCCTCATATCAAGTATAACTAAAATCATGTCTTTTTATACTTATCACAATTCTGGTGCTCTCAGTGCAAGTGATATTGCTTTATTAAACGGAAACGGCGGGAATGGCTGGGGAGAAATGTCTTTCTTCTGGATCTTCGCGCTTTTAATCTTAGCTAACGGTGGATTTGGCGGATGGGGTAATAATGGATTAGCTAATGCTATTGGTTATGAAAATTTAGCTACTTCAAATGAAGTTCAAAGAGGTTTTGATAATCAGAACTCTATGGCTAACCAAAGAGAAATTCTTGCAGCCGTTAATGATGCTTCCGCAAGAGGAATAGCAACTACAAATCAGGTTTATCATGATGTTGTTTCTTATGTAGGAGACAAATATTCAGAACTTGATAGAGATGTTCTTGGAGTAGGTTCTGCAGTTCAACAGGCAATTGCTAATCAGAATGAATGCTGCTGCAGCCAGAAGATGCTCATGAGTGAAATTGGAGCAGGTATTAATTCTAATATCGCACAGAGTAGATATGATGCTGCTATGAATACAGCAGCTATCAACGCTAATACAACGGCTCAGACTCAGAAGATTCTTGACGCTATTACTGGCAACAGAATGGCAGATATGCAGAATCAGATTAACGCACTTGAGCTTCAGAATCAGTTAGCTAGTGTTGTTAGATATCCTAACAATACATTTTATGCAGTTCCTTCACCTTGTTTTAATAGCGGGTGCGGATGCGGCAATATTTAATTAGACTTTAGCGTCAAATAGACGAGGTATATATGACAGTATGTCACTCGGGGGCGCCATCGGTCGGCGTCCCGAATTTTTATTTTAAGGAGGGTCTCAGAATGAGTAGATCAGCAATTTATGTTGCAAATGTTGCACCTCAAAACGTTTTAGAGGATGGTATAATAAATTTAGGTACTGTGATAAGAAGATTTGGATGTAACTTAAGCCTTGCGGGAACCGGTATACAGATCCAGGGCCCAGGATATTACGATATTGACTCTAGCATTACGGTTACACCAGCCGCCGCAGGTGTATTAACAATTCAAGTTATGAAAGATAGTGTACCAGTTCAAGGAGCTACTGCATCTTTTACTGTTGAAGCAGATAATGTTTATACACTACCAATTAGTGCTTTAGTTCGTGAAAGTTGTTCTTGCTGTGAAGGACTTAGTAATCTTACTTTTGTATTGCAAGACGTAGCCGCAGAAGTAAATAACATAGCTGTAATAGTAGAAAAAATTTAAGGAGAATTAAAATATGACAGTTGAAGAAATTTTTGGAAAAATAAATCAGCATATGATTGAAGGTTTAATGGTACATTCTCAAATGTCAGATTATTTTAACTTCTT